GAAATTAAACCCACATTAAGTACAGGATTTTGCGATGAAAAAGGTAATTGGGTTGGTGTTAAATCAAATGATAATGAATTTTTTGGTTTTACTAAACATTTAGCAGTAGCTAATGGTGCTACTGTATTAGCTCCTACTAATGCAAGGATTGACCACATTGATATGACTGGCTTTACTGATATACAATTAGCAATTAAACCAAGCAATGGCGGTAATTATGCAATGACCGCAGTTATGGGGCCCGATACTGAAAAATATGCTAACTTAAGCCCTGTTAACGCTGCCGCAACACTACGCGGAACCTTTGGAGTTGCTGACCCTGCTTATATTGTGGAATTAATAGCAGATAGTGTAGAATCATTAACAGCCGATGTATGGAATATATTCTATTTAGGGACTAGATTACAAAACCAAAAGTTATTACAATTTAAATTAGTAAACAATAGTGGTGGTAATTCAGATATAGAAGTTGCATTCATGAGGTTAGTATAATTGCCCACTAAACGTGAACGTGAGTATTACCGTATGGGTTTTAGTGATGGCTATAAGTCTGCTAGTGTTTACAATGAAGCTTATGATATAGAAGCAGGTTTAGAACGTAGAGGTATGATCGGGGGTCGTAGTGTAACTTATAGGGATATAACTAAATCTACTAAACCTAAACGTAAACTATCAGCCTGGAATAAGTTTGTTAAGGCTAACAGTAGAAAGAAAGAGTTCAGATACGCTAACGGTAAATTAAAACTAAAGAAAATGGGAATAGCCTTTAGAAAGAAAAAGAGGCGTTAAATGAGTAAGTTAGCCGCTCTCGTAGCCATTCCCTTGGGACTTTTGGCGTTAAAACGCCTCCAAAAAGAGTTTCCTGATGACCCAACGGCAAAACCAATAGGGTTTACATTAGGCCCAGCCGCTAATGGAGATTTTACTGCTTTTTTTCCTGAAACATTACCTAGTACAATAGGCGCGGTTGTTGGACCTTCTACTGGAATAACGGCAACTGGGCCAACTGTACCAATAGGTGGCGGCCAAGTGTGGACACCTTTATTTCCAGATACGGCAGCAGGTGCAGCAGCAACTTTAGCAGCATCTACGCCAATAAATATTTCACAATTACAAGCAGCCTCTACAGGACTACAAGCGTTGGCGGAATTTGAATATAAACCCTTTACACCGGGTGAAGGCATGTTTAATCTAACTAAAGCTTGGAGTACAACAACACAATAATGACTTATGCGCTTGTACCTGATGGTTATGCACTAAAGAAAGTGACCAAACAACAAAAAGAAGTTGTAGACAAACATAACAGTAATGAAGCCGTGCAATCCTTTTTTGATGGCCCTGCATCGGGTGAACTAGTCAAAGCAATCGCACTGGTGGTCACTCCTATTATTTTGATTGCTTTGGCTAAACAAGGTTTTGAAGTACCTGATACAGAAAAATTTTTAGATGGGTTACTTGAAAAAGTGCCCGGGTTTGATTTAAGCGCTTTAGGTAAGTTTTCTCCTTAACGGGGTCAGTCTCATAAAGTAGGCCCCAATAAGAATACATGGAGTGGACACAATTTGTTTTACCTGCGTTTGTTGCGATTGAGATATTAATTATTTTAGCGCTGTACCGTTATATTTTGAGAGATTGGATTATCCAGAAATGGGAAGAAAAGATGGATGAGGAAGGATGGCTAGTTATTAGATTGGAACCTGTTATAGATGAGATAGAAGATAGGATGCACGATAAACTAGAAGCTTTTCAAAATTCTTTTTTTGGGTCTATTGGTAAAATGACAGCCCAAGCAAAAAATCTAGATCCAATGAATAATTTAAGGAAGGCAGCTAAGACCGGGGATTGGCCTAGTATGTTGGTTGAGTATGCCGCTAATAAGGCTGGTTTAGGGGGGGTTTTAGGGCATATTAACCCCCAAACAACCCCCAAAGAAGGGGTAAACGACCCCCAAGCAACCCTTCCGCAACCCCTAAAAGGGTTAAAATAGGGTATATTTTATATATATAACGTATAAAAAGAGTATACATATACATATATTTTATATAACTTATAGTATTACCCTTACTCTTATTATTTCTTATATATATAATTTATATATAGAGCCTTGTAGTTCCTAAATTATGAGTGACAACTATGAGACAGATAAATGGCTAGCTAACATGTTCGCAGGATGGTACGACCCGTGTCCTTTAGACCCGGAACCAAAGTTTGACGGACTATTAACTGATTGGAAAATTAACACTTTTGTTAATCCTCCATACAGTAATCCAAAAGTCTGGGTACGAAAAGCAATAATGGAAAACAGAACATACGGGGCAACAATAGTAATGCTTCTAAAAATGGATAGTAGCACTATTTGGTTTAAGGAACTAACTGAAGCAGGTGCGCATTTCCTTTGGGTAAACAAGCGCCTAAAGCATTGTACTAATAGTGCCGCAGCATTTCCTAGTATGTTAGCAGTGTTAGCAGGACATGATCGTAAACAAACAAGGTTGCCCGTAAATGAATATGTTGAAACAGAGGAATTTTTAAATGGGTAGAAAAAAAAGTTGGCCGCCTAAACATACAGTCTCTTTAAGATTTGAAGAAGAGACAATTAGGTACATCGAACATCTAAAGAAGTATTTAAGCAGCACAAGGGGCTTTTTATCGACGAGAAAAATAACCAATTCTTTAGTAGTAGAGCAAGCTGTAGGACACTATTTTAAAGCTAAACGGGAAGAATACTTTAGTAAAACACAAGGTAAATCCTTTAAGTAATACGGCCCATAGGGCGCTATGGTAAGAAGAGCACGGGCCCGTAGAAGTAGGCCAAGGAAAACCTTTACAATATCGGCCATCGAAGGGGGCGCAGCAATCAGTTTGCTAGGTTCCACAGGTGCCGCTACAGCAGCTCAAGAAGCACTCGCTGGTAACATTAAAGGTGCAGTTAATACATTACAATCTAATATCATGAGTAATAAATCTAAGATATTGGGCACATTAGGCGCAGCCGCTATAGGAAAATTCGCGGCCAAATCATTCTCAGTAGGTAGACTAGCTAAACTAGGGCCTATTGCAGTCAAACTTTAAGGGTATAAATTATGGCATTTTACAGAACAAGAGAGGGAGCTATCACAGCGGCTGATAGTTTCACAGCATTAGACAGCCTCTATGGGCAAAGCACTACGGCGAGCTGCCAAGTTCCGTCGGGTTCAAGCCAAATTGTGGGCGTGATCGCATCAATCGCAACTGATAGCGCAACCAATGGGGCCGCTACTTTTGCTATGCAATTGAGCGGAGATGGATTAGCAAGTGGACAAGAAACACTATGTATTGGAAGTCAAGGCGTAGATGGTACACCAGCATCTAACGGTATGACAAATATGCCAATGACATTAGACGTAGCTATTCCTGTTGTTGGGTCTAACCAAGTTTCCATCGCAGTCGCTATGGACGTAGACGTAGGTTCAGCCCAAGCTAGTGTGACGCTGGTTTTTGCGTAAATTTTAGAGGCTTTAATGCCTTCAAAAAGGACGGGGTATGCGCCTTGGTCGCTCACAAGAGAGGCCGGGGTGTTATCGGCAACTGTAGACGGAACTATACAAGTAGACCAAGAAATTAAACCCACATTAAGTACAGGATTTTGCGATGAAAAAGGTAATTGGGTTGGTGTTAAATCAAAT